GGTCGAGGTGTATCATATATCTTTCTAAAGAATTTCGTATCACTCTGCTTTGAGTTGGTGCAGAACGGAGCAAATATACAAATAGCACAAGACTATAGTTCTATGGTGAACTTTGCTAGATGTAAGGTTCTAGGTGCAAATGTGTTACGAGGACCTGATCAATTACCTTGGGATGGCAAACTCAACTATGATTATCAATTATGGATTGACAGTGACATAGTATTCACCAATGAAAGTTTCTATCGTGTTCTTGCAATGGATAAAGATATTGCAGGTGGGTGGTATGCAACAGAGGATGGTAAGACTACATCATGTGCACATTGGTTAGAAGAGGATGATTTCAAAGAAAATGGTGGTGTCATGAATCATGAGATGGTTGATGGTATTGTCAAGAGACGTAAACCATTTACTGTTGACTATTCTGGATTTGGTTGGTTACTTATCAAGAAGGGTGTATTTGAACATCCAGACATGAAGTATCCTTGGTTTGCACCACAAATGCAGGTGTTTGATTCTGGTGAGGTACAAGATATGTGTGGTGAAGACGTATCATTCTGTCTTGATGCAATCAAAGCAGGGTATGAAATATGGATAGATCCACAGTGTAGAGTTGGTCATGAGAAAACTAGAATCATATAGATACTTCCGATGATCAATATAACGAACATGGAATTATATGACATATACATCAAAGGGTCACTAGAGTTCAAGTCAATTACTGAAGAAGAAATGGAGGATAAAATACAAGAACTGGCAGAGGATTATTACAAAGAAGGATTCCCACATCCCGACGAAATAGAGGTCAGATACCTCGGACATGAAGACGACCCTCAATAGAGGGTCTTTTTTTTGCTCTAAATAATGATAAATATACCCAGATTATAAAGATCTAGTGCCAGCACAGACTTTTTCACAAGGATTCAAAGATATTTCCTTATCTTTCAAAAAACATCCCGTGACGGATGATATTCTTGTGCTGAAAAATGAAGATGCTATAAAACGTTCTGTACAGAATCTAGTTCGTATACAGGTGGGAGAGGTATTTTTTAATAACTTGTTAGGATCTCGAATTAGTGGTTCATTGTTTGAACTCGCCACTGCTGATTACACTGATCCAATTCGATCAGAGATTGAGACAAGTATAAGAAATTTTGAACCCAGAGTAAATCTAACAGATATAAAATTTATTTCTATACCTGATAATAACTCTATTGATGTAACTATATTTTATGATATTGTTGGACTCAATTCACCCAACCAATCAGTCAATTTTATTCTCGAACCAACTAGGTTATAATGGCACTGCAACAATTTACAAACCTAAACTTTGAAGATATTAAGTCTTCTATAAAGGATTATCTCAGAGAGAATTCTAATTTCTCTGATATGGATTTTGAAGGATCTAACTTATCAGTCATAGTAAATTTATTAGCATATAATTCATATACAACAGCGTATAATACTAATATGATTGTCAATGAAACATTCATTGACAGTGCAACCCTAAGAGAAAATGTTGTCTCACTAGCAAGAAATGTAGGTTATGTTCCTAGATCTAGGAGTGCAGCAAAAATGCTTGTTGATTATAATATATCAGGTATATCAACAACAACTACAAGTATCACATTTCAACCAGGTATAATTGCAAATGGCACAGTATCAAATGTAAATTACTTATTCTCAATACCAGAAAAACTTACTGGAACTGCTTTGGATGGAGAGGCAGCAGGTACTATTGAAATGTTTCAAGGTCAATATCTTGAGTCAACATTCGTTATAAATGATTCTCAACCTAATCAAAGATTCATCATACCTAATAATGGTGTTGATACATCTACGATAAGAGTAAGTGTAAAAGAAAACAATGCAAGCACTACCGCTACTAATTACAAACTCGTTGATAATATTATAGGTGTCACGTCTACATCAAACATATATCTTATACAAGAAACAACAGATGAGAAGTATGAGATATTATTTGGAGATGGTATATTTGGTTCAAAATTAGATAATGGTAATGTGGTTGATGTTTCATATATTAAGACTGAGGGTAAGAATGGTAATGGTGTTGCGAGAGTGTCATTTGCAGGTATTGTAGAAGATCAAGACGGTGCAACAGAAACAAGTACCACAACTTTTCTCACACCACAGTACCCTTCAGAAAATGGTGATGATATTGAAGATTTACGTAGTGTTAGATACTATGCTCCTAGACTTTACTCTTCTCAACACAGAGCAGTGACTGCTAGTGATTATGAAGCAATAGTCCCCTCTGTATATTCAAACATTGAGTCTGTAAGTGCTTTTGGTGGTGAAGAATTGACACCTCCCAAGTATGGTAGGGTGTACATAGCAGCAAAACCTAAAAACGGTTCTTTCTTATCTGAGTTTACAAAAAAACAAATACTCTCCTCTCTTAAAAGTTATTCTGTAGCAGGTATTGTGCCTGAGTTGATTGATTTGAAATTTTTGTATGTTGAGATTGATAGTTACGTTTACTACAATTCTAACTTTATAGGTGATCCTGATAATCTCAAAACAGATGTTATCTCTTCATTGACCTCTTTTGCAAGTGGCACTGAATTGAACAAGTTTGGTGGAAGATTTAAGTATAGTAAAGTATTGTCACTTATTGACAGGGTGGATGATTCTATAACGTCAAATATTACCACTATTAGGATTAGAAGAAACTTAGTTGCTCAAATAAATCAGTTTGCACAATATGAAATATGTTTTGATAACACCTTCCATAGAAATGAATCAAGTTATAACATAAAATCTACTGGATTCAATGTATCTGGTGTATCTGGCACAGTTTACTTCTCTGATCAGTATGTGTCTGGTGATACAGGTAATCTTTTCTTATTTCAACTTGATTCTGATACTAATGTCAAAATTCTTTCCACTACTTTTGGAACTGTAGATTATAAGAAAGGGGAAGTCATTGTTGACACTGTAAATATTACGAGCACTGTATTGTCAGACAATATTATAGAAATACAGGCGGTGCCACAATCAAATGATGTATTGGCAAGAAAAGAATTGTACTTACAATTCGATGTGTCTAATAGTAATTTTTACATGAGAGAAGATCCTATATCTTCAGGTGCGAATACCTCTGGTACAAGGTATGATCCACAGTCTAGTTACACAAATGGTGCTAAAGTAAGAGGAGCAATAATAACAAGCACATCCACTGCCAGCACACTCGTTGGATATGTGAACGGACAACCTTATTACGGTGCTTTCCACACCATGCCAAATGGTAATAAAATGACAGGAGCATCTCACTCACCTGATAGTCTTCCGATTACAAGCACTCCGACAAGTCCTATAGATACTTCATCAACTCCAGTCTCATCGACATCGACAACATCTACATCATCATCCTCAAGCAGTAGTAGTGGATACTAATGATCCAGACATCGATTACAAAAGTCAAAGTAAATGAAATAATTCAGAGTCAGATACCAGAGGTAATTGACTTAGAGAATCCTCGCTTTGGCGAGTTCATGAAACAATACTATATCTCTCAAGAATATCAGGGTGGAGCAATAGATATAGTTGATAACCTTGTTGAATATAAAAGTCTCAATTTTCTAAACAACGAGACTCTGACTGGGTTTACGACAGTAGCACAGTATGCCAATGGTAGAGATACTACAATATTTGTTGACTCTACTAAGGGATGGCCGAATCAATGGGGTCTTCTCAAAATCAATGATGAGATAATAACCTACACAGGAATAGGTAGCACATCATTCACTGGTTGTGTGAGGGGATTTAGTGGTGTAGAGAATAATAGAAAAACAAATAATCCTGAGTATCTTACATTTACTCAGTCTGGTATTGGCACACATGCTGTAGATGACAAAGTAACAAATCTAAGTAATGTTTTCCTAAATGAGTTTTTGAAAAAACTCAAGAAACAAATTTTACCTGGTTTCTCTCAAAGAGGGTTATCTGAAAAATTAGATCAAAGAAATTTTCTAAGACAATCAAAAGATTTTTACAAATCTAAAGGAACTGAAGAATCTTTCAAGATATTGTTTGGTGCTTTGTATGGTGAAAAGGTTGAAATGATTCAACCATCAAAATTTGTCATCAAACCATCTGATGCAGACTATGTTGTAAATGACGTATTGTTATGTGAATTAGTATCTGGAGATCCACTCAAGATATCAGGTCAAAGTTTAGTGCAAGAAACAACACCATTACAGACAAGTGGATCTATCAATAATGTAGAGAGAGCAGTAATAGGCGGTAAATCATATTTCAAAATTGCTATATCTAAAGGCACCACTATAGGTAAATTCAAGCAAGTAGGTAAAACATTTATCACAGAGAGTGCAGGTATTGGTGCAAGTGTTTTGAATGTTGATTCTACTATTGGATTTGGTGCAACAGGAACTGTATCATTTGAGGACAGAACTTTAGAATACACAGGTAAGAACTATACTCAATTTACAGGTATTGATGCACTTACATCACCATGTGGTATAGGATCAACTGTAAGATCAGGTATACTTGCCACTTCTTATGAGAATGGTGATTTGAATGCTCCCGTAGAATTCAATGTGCTAGGAGTTCTCAATAAATTTGTAGGGTCAGCAATAAATCAGCAAGAAGACGCTGAAATCAATATATCACAACTAGGAAAACTAAAATCAGATCTATTATATAC